GTGGAATTTTCGAGAAAAACTCGACCCTGAGAAAGAGCCGATAGCTTTACCGCCTGACGATGAACTTTTATCAGAATTAGCGGCGGTTAAATACAAAATTGACGCTCGCGGTGCTATCCAAATTGAAAGTAAAGACGACATGAAAAAGAGATTAGGCCATTCGCCGGACAGAGCAGACGCGGTTGTCTTAGCATTTGCTGAGAATAATCACGAGGGCTTTGCAATGAGCGGCGGCAGTTTGTATGTTAATGAATTTTTTAGGTAAGGTGGTAAACCAAAATGTCTCGTAAAGGGAATAGTGGCAAAAGGAATGCAGCTAAAGAATCTAAAATAATTGCTGAAACACATGCGTTAGGTTACAAATCTGTAAGTGAAAAGACTTATGCAGCAGCTGTGAGAAGTTTAACTACTTATACGGATAAAGCCTTAGATGGTGCTAAGAAAAGAGAATTGAAGAAAATTATAAGAGAAGCAGAACATTCATCAGGAACATTAGCAATAATGGCCGTTATGTTAAAACATAGTGAAAAAGTTACTATACCTGAAAAAATAACAAGTGGTTTTATTGCTGAAACACTCATAAATTATGCCAAGAAAGTAAATGGTAAAGTGGTGAGATAATGCAGGTAAAAGCAAAACAAGCTGAAAAAGCTGTCGGTTACGGCTATTCGCAGATAGTTTCACAGCTTTTAACGGCGTTGGATATGCCGATAACAAACAGCGATAATTTTAGAAATTATTACAAGCAGATGATTTCTAATGATGAGACTATCGGTACAGGACTCGAATATTTAACAGGCCGTGTAGTTTCGAGAATTGGAGCTTATTCACATGAGAAAAAAGAAATTAAAGAGATTGTTGACCGTTCAATCGAAAATATCAAAGGAACGATGACTGACGTTAGACGCTCTATACTTCGTGATAGCTTTGCTTACGGTTACGGTGTCGGCGAATTTACGGTTAAATCTGAGAATGGAAAATGGATTTTATCTTCGGTTCAGATTCTTGACCCGACAACGGTAAAATTCAAGATGGAAAAATTCAAAGATAACTCTTACGGTGTCGGCGCGGTTGTTCAAGGTTCAGGCATGGAGGAAGTAGAAATTCCAGCTGGAAAGTGCATTATAAAATCTTACGGAGACAGCACAACACCTTACGGGAAAAGTTTATTACGCCGTTGTTACCGTTGGTGGAGTTTGAAAAATGCCATTCCTAAATTATGGGCGGTCGGTCTTGAACGTTTCGGTATGCCTATTCTTCACGGCAAAGCAAGCGACAACAAAACTAAAAGAGAATTAAACGAGGCATTAGAAAATCTTTATTCTCGCTCGTATATCACGACTGACAAAGAGAGCGAAATTCATTCTATTTTTTCTCCAAGCAGTTCTATAAGTTCGGGCTATAAATTAGCAGAGGAACTTTGCGACAAAATGATTTATAAAGCAATTTTCTTACCGTCTCTTTTAGGAGCAGGCGAGGAAGGCGGCTCGTACTCATTAGGTCAGGTTCATTTTGAATTGTTTAACTCTACGGCGGCTTCATTGGCAGAAGATTATATTGACACAGAATTAGAGCAGTTATGGAGACCGCTCATTGAATGGAATTTCGGAGAGCAGGAAAATTACGGTGATTTTCTGATAACTGATACTATGTCGAGTAGTGAAAAGCAGGTTTTAAGTCAAGTAATGCTGACGCTTGCGCAAATTGGAGTTATTGACCCTGAGAGTGATAGAGGCTGGATAAGAGAATTATTAAAACTTCCTGATATAGAAGAAGGCTCGGTGTTTCCTAAATGGCAGTTAGAAAAACAAGAGCAAGAAGAGAATTAATCACAAGAACAGCGCGTGTATGGTCAAGGCTCACCAAAAAACTTGAAAAAGAATTAAATAAAATTGCAGACAACTGGATTAAAGGACTTTGCGAGGCTGAATTTCCTGAAAAATTTACCAAAATATTAAAAAGCAGTTTAAGAGAGGCATTAGCTTACGGCTACTGGCTTCAATGGCTATATCTTAGTGAATTGAGAGGAAATAAGTATCAAGGAAAAATTACGCTTTCGGACGGCGACAGCGTAAAAGACAGTGTTCAAAAATTCATGAACACGGGCGAATGGAACGAGGTAGTTCCTAAAGACGCTGTGAATTGGATTAATAATTATGTTCCTAAGCTATCGGGAAATTTTAGCAGTGATGTTCTTGATAAAACACGCGATGTTATAAAAAATTCGTTGCAAGAAGGTACAACACTTCAACAGCGAGAGAAAGAACTTCAAAAAGTCTTAGATGTCTCGAAAAGCCGAATTGAGAATATAGCGCGGACAGAGATAACGAGAGCGCATAATTTAGGAAGTTTAGCGGCCATGAAAGCTAATCAAGATGTTATAGGCGTTGAATTTTCGGCGGTTTTAGATAATAGAACAACGCCGATGTGTTCTGAGAGGCACGGGCTGAGAATGAGGCTTGATGACGACAGAATACCTTTTAATACGCCGCCTTTACACTGCCGTTGCCGCTCAATGCTGATTTCTCTAACGGTTTACGATAATCCTGACGGTCTTTTGACCTCGCACGAATTTGAAGAAGTATCAGCAGGTGAACAGAGGCCGGAGGATATTGAAGAAGTTAGAAATATTTTAGAGACTGACAACGCTAAAAAATCATCTGGAGAAAATTCTAAAGAAGATAACGAAGAAACAGAAGTAAAAACTCCAAAGGACGCTGAAAAACGTGCACTTAGTTTAGGTATTACCAAGAACGTTGATTTTTCGGGTCTTGATGTTAAAGCGGCTAATGAACTTATAGATGGAATAAGTAGAACACGTGAGATTTTTCCTGATTTACCTGTATTTGATTTTGTTGGAAATTGTCAAAGTCATAATAATTTTGACTATGCCGTACAAGTAACAAGGAAATTTCAAAATAATGCTGATTATTGGCGGCAAAAATATAAAGGTAAATCAGATGAGCAGATTATTGAAATTATGAAAAACTTAAATTTGCCGGATATAAAGAAAGAGAAAGTTTCTAAGAATACTTACGCTTTTGCAATATGGCGTGAAAATTCTAAAGGAATATCATTAAATAAAAGTCTTTTTTCTCCTAAGAAAATTTCTGAAACAATAGATAGCATTATCAAAGACGAAAAAGGAAAATGGAATCCTATCGGTTGTAATACAATAAAATCTATTGTAGACCATGAAATGGGTCATCAAATTGATTATTTGATAAAAGCACGGCAAGATACTAAAATTATTGAGATGTTTAATAAATATCAAGCCAAAGGAAATATGAAAAACGTGTTATCAGATTATGCTAATACAGATGTTAAAGAGTTCATAGCTGAGGCTTGGGCAGAATATCAGAATAATTCTAAGCCGCGTGAGATTGCTCGCGCAGTGTCAGAGCGAATGATAGAAATTTACAAGAGGAGTTTTTCAAAATGATAAGTAAGCCTTTGTGTTGTAAGTGTGCAAGATTAAAAGATTTTAAGCTCGAAGAAAATGACAAAGTTATCGCGCATTGCGAAGCATATCCTGACGGGATACCTGAAGCTGTAGTGTATGCCGGACATATTTATCCTAAACCTAATGATAACGGCTTGCAGTTTGTTCCTGAAAATCCTGATGTTTATGTTAGGAAATCTACAAAAAGAGAGGAAAACAAGGAATATAAGGAATTAAAAGAATATTACGAAGTTCTTGATATGACCGATGATGAGTGGGTTGAAATGAGGAAAAAAACGACAAAACTTCCAGAGGAAGAAATAAGAATGTTTTTAGATATGAAGCCACGACGCGAAACAGAGCCTAAAAAGTGGTAAAAAAAATTAATCAAAGTCCTGCGAAAAGCGGGGCTTTTTTTATGGTGGTGATAAAAATGTCTCGTAAAGGTAATTCAGGAAAAAAAAACAGGATTGTTCAATTATATTCAGAAAATAATTTTGCTAAATATGAAAATGACGCAGCTTTTGGCAGATATCCGCGAGAGGAAAAAGATTTAATAGATGAAATATTTAATGCTCCTATCGGTACTAAATTAATAAGCTGGCATGAAAACTATCCTAACGAAAAAACAATTTCAGAAATAAAATATAAGAACGGTGAGAAATATTTAGCTCATATAAGCGGTCATGATAGAGGTAAAAATTTTAGAGCGAGTATTGACGTTTGGTTGTCTAATCCTAATTGGAAAACTTTGCTTCATAACGGATATTATAATAATATTCACGATCATATTTGGGGTAACTACGCGCAGATAGTATATCCTAAAAAGAAAGGTGCTAAAAAATAATGTCAAGGAAGCCGTCAAGCGGAAGAAAGAAAAAGGTAGCAGTTATGCCAAATACAACGGTTGCAGGCATACCGATGGCTAAAACTATCGCTGAAGCTAATAAGCTCGCAGTTCAATATGGATTAGCACAAGAAGCTGATTTTAAGGGAATAGATATTCGAGCTGCTAATGAAATGTTACAACAATTAAAGAAGACACAAGACGAATTTCCTGGTGCTCTTGAACTCGCTTTTATCGGAAGTCATCGAGAACTTGAAAAACGTGAAAATGAACTCATTACTTCTCTGGGTTATAAAATGAGAAAGCACAAAATGGATAGTGATACATTAGCTATGAACTCAACCAGAACTATAAATGGACATGAAAGAATGAGTATAGTACTAAACTCTAATTTACTATCAAGCAAAAAATACGAATTAACTTTGAATAAAATGAGAGAACAAGAAGAACTTAAAATATTATCTGTTGGCGGAGGAACATTAAAAGGTCTTATAGACCATGAAATAGGACATCATATAGATAGAAGATTGTTAATTAATCAAAAAAATAAAACTATACAATCTTTATTTAATAAATATCATGTTGATAAAGAATGGATTGATTTACCAACAGGCGGTTGGCAATGGAATAATGCAAAAATGACATTTGCTTTATCAAGTTATGCTAATACGAATATAAAAGAGTTTATAGCGGAGGCATGGACTGAATATCGTAATAGTCCTAAACCTCGTGAAGTTTCTAAACGAGTAGGAAATGAGATTATGAAGTATCTATCACCACGTCAACATTTTATAAAACGAGTAGGAAATAGAATAATGAGTTTTCTGAAAAGAAAGGAATAATGGACAATGCCAAAGCCTAATAGTGGAAGAAGGAGTAAAAATTCAATGAGTAATAGCAGCAGTGGTAGAACAAAGATAAAGAAGCCGCTGGGAATTATGAGTGAGTATCATACTGAAGATTTAGGAAGTAAGATAAATATTAATTTTGACAATAACGCGGTCAGAGGCGAGGATACTTATGTTTACGTATCGAGTAAAGCTACAGCAGCAGAGCGTCAAAAAGCTGTAATAAACGCAATAAATAAGCACAGACCTAATTTAGAATTAGCAGCGTTAAGCCGCCGTGATGGTTTTGCAACGTTTGAGATGTCGCAGAAATGGAGCGGCCGTTTACTTTCAGACGCTGAGAAAAATCAAGTAAATCAAGAGATGGAACAACATATAAAAAATCTTTTCAAAAGTCCTTTATCTGAAAAAGGACGTGAACTAAATGAGGCTTATTGGAAACATGAGGCCGGAGGTTGGCGGCGCATAAAATAATTTTTTTCAAAATAAAAATTCCTCTTGTAAAAGCAGTGGGTTACTAATTGTAACCGACTGCTTTTTATATGTCAGTGGCAGGTTCGTGCATTTATTTGTGTGAGTTCAAGTCTCATCGCTGGCAAACTTCAAATTAGCTAATTTAA